ACCCGACCTTCTCTTCTCCTGACCATGACAAACTCACACGGACAAGTCACCCTCGGCTTAACTAAGGCGGAAGTGCTAGCCCTGCTCGATGCCATCGAAGGTCAACACACTGACCATATGGATGAGGGCCATCACGCTGTCAGGGACAAGCTGCACAAACGCTTGACCCGTGCAAACTTCCGGTTGAAGGTTCCCAGCTGGTGGAAACATGACAATGACTGGGGGAGGGCACTGTGAGACCACTGCTAGCCCTCTGCGCTGTCCTAGTAGCCCTTGCGGTGTGGACAGACCACACAACAGCCCTAAGCTGCTCAGAAAGCACAGGCCAAACCTATCAGGATTGCAACCGATGACTGATCACACCCGCTCATTCCGCAACAGACAACAGCCGCCAGTAACTGCTGAGCAGCTCAAGAGCGTGGGCAAGGATCCCGACTGTCTGTACTGGTCGCCCACTTTCCACTGTTGGGCATTGTCTGGCGACTGGACCCGACCTTACGCCACAGCAGCCCGACAGCTTGACGAGTTGGGCCTATCCATCCATCCCGAGGCTTGATCAATGACCACCACCAACACCCAACAGATCAACTGGTTTGAGTCTGCCGGAACACTCCGAGCAGCCTTCACACAAGACAAGCGACAGGATGGCTCAACGTTTTGGTGCCTCACCGAACAAGCCCACCAGAATGACGAAGACCTGACGCCCTGGCTGATGGATCTACATGACGAAGAGCTGCCGAATGACTGGCGATACAAAACCGTTGTGGACATATGCAATGCCCTGATGGACGAAGACGACCTAAGCAACGCTGACCCGGGTGAACTGTCGGTAGCTATTGCTAACAACTTAACCGACATATATACCCATAGTTTGTTTCAATGGTATGCAGACAATCCTAGCCGGGTTGCTTACATTGACGACGCACAATCTGATAGCTTGATTGTGACTGAAGCAACAACAATTGACCGTCTTATGTGTGGTCAATGCATCGCGATTGAACAAATGGCATACAAAATCGTCGAACGATTGGGGCAGGGAAAATGAAAACACGCTATCTAGTCCGGGCCGACTACGTGCCCGCCCGTGCTGACATTTCGCCGCCGATCTGGTGGTTCACAGACAAAGACAAGGCGAACGCCTTCGCTCGCAGTCTCACCAGTGGTACGCCGGTTCACGGCGTTGCCCTTGCCTACCAAAACGTTACCATCGAAACCCGCGAACAATGACACTTGCCGTTGACAATCGACAGGCTGAGTTAAAGAAACTGCCCCGTCATAACGTGGATAGTTTGAACTTAAGCCCGAGTCATCTTCAGATGTTAGATCTTATGACACCGGACAATATTGCCGAAGTATGTAAGAACTACCACGAGTGGGAGTTCGAAGAAACAGACAAACAGATGTGCGCGACTATTTGTGACATGCTGGACTACCTGTTCATTATATCTCGCCCGGTATATCGTGACAAAAAATGTCATTTTGTGCACGAAACTTACCTAGCTAGGTATGCTCGACACGCCAACACTAAGTAACACAAACCCCGGCACAATTTGTCGGGGTTCTTATCAACAATTCACAATCACATCCCATGGACGCACACAAACCAAGGATCTATTCACACTTTATCTGGGGGTCTGAACCGAAAGGAGATGGGAGTTTCCATCCTTGGGAAATCTTCAACGTCATCCCGTGCGACGACAAAGGCAGGCCATGCAGTGATCATCTGGCAGAACGGATTTTCCGTGATGCAAAAAAGTGTAACCCTGATTGTTTGTTTGTGATGACAACAGAGCCAAAACTACCCAACACTAACTAACACAAACCCCGGCACAATTTGTCGGGGTAAAAAAAATCCCCGATTCTTCACACTCACGGTGCAAATTTAGCGTCACCACTTTCCCATTGAAATTTTTTACTAATGGACACACCCATGGTTTCACTCAAAGGCATGAAACAGCGCTGGTCTGTTGAGGTCGGCCACGGCACAACATACGGCGAAACAAAGGCTGAGGTACTAGAACTCTGTGCTAGTTGCATTGCTGAAGCAGAAGCGAAAGGCCAGCCGTGGACACTGAACCACGAATGGATCAAGGCAAGGACATCATGGCCCAAAGTTGTCATTGTCTCACGGACACATAATCAATTTGTTGAGAGTTTTACATTCGGAAAACATAAACTGCATTGGATTGACTCATGCGGTTCCCGTAGTGTGTTCTGGTACGGGGAAATAAACGAAAATGATTATGATAAAGCCAAGGACATTCCATCGTCTGTGTATCAACTGTTGGTCGATCATGTGATCACTCAAAGTAAATCACAGCCCGAACTTATGATGCGACGTGACGATCCTGGTCTGGGCATTTACATCCCAGAGGTTGATGACAAGATAGCAGAAGCTGGTGGCGTGCCTGACGGGTGCATCACGGTCAAGTAATCACAAAACACCAACACAAGAACGCAACCACCTAATCATGGACCTAGCAACAGTCAAGCACCTGTACACAGAAGAGGCTATCAAGCACGCCAAGAAAGTATCTGATGGTACAAGAATGGCGACGTATGTAATCAAGGACGTGTGCGGCACATCCCGTGCATATCCTGTCAATGACATGGCTAATTCATTCCAAGATTTGTCAGGTCACAAAACACTACGGACCCAAGACATCGAACACATAGAGAAACTAGGCTTCAACGTAGTTACCATCCACGGTGAACGTATCAACCCCAACATGATCGGCTGACCATGAAAATTAAATCAATCACACTTCAGGTTGAAAACCCCACGATCAAAGACCTACGGTCATTCGTACGCAAGACTGTGACACGAGACCGTAGCCAATACACAGACTCACAATGGGACAGTGAAACCACGTTCATCAATCATCAACGTGACCAACTCAAAGACCAGTTCGGTTACATGTGGGACAGTGAAGATGAGCCGCTGATTCTTGGTCAGTTTGGTAACATTACGATTACACCGTACGAAATTAGTTTTAAACCTCGCAGGTACGCACCCACTGAGATCTATAAAGCTGCTAAGTGGTATTGCATGGCAACACAAAACAAGTTTGATCAACGCATCGAACAAAAGAAAACACGCTCAAGGCTTGCATGACCATCTACCCAAAATGGCTAGTGCGTTACACAAGCAAACATCCTGACGGTATTCATCGGACACTTAACATGCATGTGTATGCAATGTCAGAGAACCAAGCTATTTCAGAGGCAATGGTAGAAATACCTAAGAACCTCTCTAAAGTACAGATAACTTCTGTACGAAAGCTTGAGTAACGATCGCCTCAACCAATGGTACAACAACCCAGGGACGTACATAGCCAAGGCTAAGGAACGTGCCCGGCTTGCACTCACAGATCCATCCATCAAACTAACCACCCTAGAACGGAGCTTCTACAATGTCTTCCAACAACAACAACAACACGATCGCAGCACGAAGAATTCAAGTAAACAAACGCTGGAGGGTACAACGCCTGATCAAGCTAGGTGAATGGGTTGAATCTCGTGAAAGTATTATCCGACTCGTTTCAAATTCCTTGTTTGAAACATTTGATAATTACATGAATGATGACGATGCTTTCTGCGGTTACACGAGTGATATGATGGAAGCAATAGACATCCTGAATGATTTACAAATCGAGTTAAGAAATGTACATGATGAAATGCCTGAACATAGTAAATTTGAAGGCGAGGTCGTGCTGACACACCGTTATGCGTGTAAGGATCACAAAAAAGAAGTGTTCCTGGAAACCTTGCCACACGAACAGCAGCAAGACACACCGAAAAAGAAAAAGGTGAAGGATGAAGCCTGATTACTTTACCGCAGGTGGCCTGTGGATCGAGCGCAGGCGTAACCGTGAAGGTCCAGTTGTGACCTATACAATCTGGAAACCACACACCAGCTGCATTTTCACCGACACCAAAGCGGCTCTCAAGTTCATTGCATGGCCCAAAGGAACACCTACCGGAGACAATTTACGTGACTGGTTTGCTTCATTCAGTGACAAAGACGCTAAGGCTAAAGCTCCAACTGTCAGCAAAGCTCAGATTGCTGCTGAGGGTTTTGGTCCTGAAGCACATGAAGAACCTAATGAGAATACTAAGATGATCACCTAATCCTAGGGACGCCCCTAGCATAAGTTAGGAAGAGTTGTCAAGGCCCCTGCTGCGTCGGCGGGGGTCTTTTTTTTGTGCCGTTCGCACGGCTCACTAGTCGCACCTTTGGTGCTCGTTATGTGTCAAGCCCTACATTCTGTAGAGAAACTGAAGAGCACAAAACCGATGAAAAAAGTTTTGTGTTGTGCCACTTAGTCAACTGATTTTCATGCACCACAGCCAAAGGTCACTATCTTGTGTGTGTGCGAGGGGGGCTTAGCCCAAACCGCACAGAACCTGGACAACTGAAAAGGTTTTTTTCACACTCATGTGTAGTTCATTGTCCACTTTATTTATGGAGGCCCTTTGACAAACGATGGGAAAGCGAAAGCGTTGGATACAGACTTTTTCATCCGTAATGCGATCCATTGTTGGTTGTATTTCTTCGGGGAAGAGCACAAATGGCACCCCATTTATAAGGAGTTGGCCGAACGGAAGACGTACACCGTCACACCCGAAAAGCCAAAGCCCAGGCGGGCAAGACGAACTACTCGGAAACCGACTAAAGAGCTATGAAGTTTGTCTAAGTGACGAGAACATTTACATTCTCGCCGCCAGTGCCGAGGAAGCCGCTTGGTATGCCTTGGAACTGTCCAATGACAAACATTCAAAACTCTTAGACGTACGGTTAATCGATGAGTAAGTATTTCCCAAATAAATGGAGCCGTATTGCAGCGATTCCCTCCGACAAGTTCGAGCCAGTCTTTTACGATGATCTAATGGATTGGAAGATTGCCGGATGGGAATTGCCTAGCAATGTTGCTTGTGTTATCCGAGCCCGTAATCTTGCTAACAGTAAAGTAACTGAACATGTGTACAAACGCATGTCATACGCTGAAGGCAAGATTCGGCAATACATGACCTACAAAACGCACGAGTTAATTGTTTGTGCTGAAGAGGCACTTTACTACGTGCATCCCGATTTATTGGAAGAAAGCGATGCTGATTCTGAATGAGCGGCAATACGCTCGACTCATGATCCAACTTGACAAACATCCACACAAAGAGGAGATCGTTCAACTTATGCACGAACAATCGTTGGATGACCTGTCAGTAAAGTATTTAGATACTGATGCCGACAAAGTTTGAAATCGATGAGCAAATCGCCCTGGAGCGTGAACAAATCCGACAAGGATTACAACAACTGCATTCTAATACATCCAAAATTGAGGACAGAAGTTATGCAAGTTCTTCAGTGTACGGGGTGGCTTCTATTGGGGAGCTTATCCCTCGTGTGGCTAAGCGTATTGATGCAACTCAGGATAGGATAAAGAAAGGTGATGCCGGAGTTAATTTCCGTGAAATCAATCACTTTCTTTTTTCTCTTGAATCTGACGCTGCAGCAGCTATTGCTTGCAAGCTGACGTTCGACAAGGTGTTTAGCACCAAGCCTAAATCAAACCTCGTACAGAACGTCACAGATGCCATAGGGCAAGCGGTCGAGAACGAGTGCATGATGCGTCACTACGAGACGAGTGTGCCAGGGTTACTTCACACGTTGAAGGAGAACTACTGGCACAAGTCCATCGGCACCCATCAAAAGGTGGTTGTCATACGGACACTGATGAACCGTTGTGATGTTGACCATTGGAAAGCATGGGGAAGAACTAATCGAATCAGGGTTGGCGGTTGGTTGTTGGATTGTATATGCCAATCTTCCAACTGGTTCATGACTGACATGCGTAACGAAGGTAGGAAGCGGCAGACCTATGTCGTTCCAACACCAGAGTTTATTGCCATCAAAGATCAGGTCATGGCAACTGCTGAGCTGTTTAGTCCTATCGCGTGGCCCATGCTCATAGAACCAAATGATTGGTCGAACACGGCTCAAGGTGGTTACATCCTGAACGAGGTCATGAAGGGCTACGACATGGTTCGACGTGGTACTTGCCCATGTATACAGGGGGAAACACCAATCAACTTTTTGAACAAGATTCAGAAGGTTGCTTACACCTTGAATCCCTTCACTGTATGGGTCGCTGAGACCCTTATGGAGAAACGGATTCAGGTCGGTAAGTTCATCCCTGTAGTGGAGATGCCACTGCCACCTAAGCCTGTAGACATTGCGACGAACTTCGATTCACGTAAGGACTACAGGCGGCGTGCGGCAGAGGTCATGAACATCAACGCTAATGCGTTTCAAAAGTCTTGTAGGACACGGATGACCATGAATGCCGTCAAGGTATTTAAGGACAAAGAGAAATTTTACCTACCCTGGAGCTACGATTATCGCAGTCGGGTCTATCCAATCCCCGCATTCCTGACTCCTCAAGACACTGACTTCGGGAAGTCTTTGTTAAAGTTCCACGAACCAGCTTTTGTTACACCAGAAGCTGAGCACTGGATAGCCTTTCAGGTTTCAACAACCTATGGCTTAACGAAAGACACAATGAAAGACAGACAGATCTGGGTTAAAAACAACCACGATCTGATTACTCGTGTAGCCACTGACCCGATTGGTAACTTACCAGATTGGGAAGGTGCTGATGAACCGTGGCAGTTCCTTGCAGCTTGTGAGGAATATCATGCCTGTGTTCTCACTTGTAGCCGTCAGTTTACAAACCTGATGGTTGCTACAGATGCTACATGTAGTGGTCTTCAGATATTGTCAGGCCTTGCCCGTGACAAATCTACAGCGAAGTTAGTTAATGTCGTCCCTAGTGATAAACCACAGGACGCATACAAAGTTATAGCTGAACACGCAAAACCTAACGTCCCTGACTGTATTAAACAGCACATGGATCGTAAAGTCACAAAGCGTACAGTTATGACAATTCCTTATAATGCCAAGCCTTATTCTAACAGGTCTTACATACGTGAGGCACTAAAAGAAAAGGGAGTTGAAGTTACTAAGGAAGATCTGACAGAAACAGTTAAGGCTGTCAGAGATGCCATGGAAGCTGTAGTTCCTGGCCCAATGCAGGTGATGAAGTGGATAGAAAAGGAAGTAGCTGCTGCCATTGATCGTGGTGCTGACGAAATCCAGTGGGTAACACCAGCAGGATTTGTAGTCACACAACGTCTTATGAAGAAACAAATCAAGCAAATTAATCTTCAATTGCTTGGTAGATGTCGAGTTAGTGTTGCCACTGGAGAAAGTGACAAAGTTGACAAAGGACATCACAAAAACGCTACTGCTCCGAATCTTATCCACAGTCTCGATGCAAGTCTCTTGTGTCTTTCTGCACTACGCTTCAATGCACCGATTTCCCTCATACACGACTCGGTATTGTGCCGAGCAACTGACATGGGTATTCTTTCAGCCATTGTTCGTGAGACATACATGCACCTATTTGCGGAGCATGACTACCTCACAACTTTTGCACAACACATCGGTGCAGAAACAAAACCACCAATCATTGGTGACCTTGAACCGTCAACAGTGATTGATTCCACCTATTTTTTCTGCTAAATGCCTAAGAAGATTCTCAAGACTGCCGATCCTGTCGTGCTGGAGGGATACCAAAATGTCCTTCAGGTAAGTCAGTTTGGCGGCCACCAGCTTGAAGTTATTCTTGATAATGAATTGATTGATGTACTTGAGACTGACCGTGTTGGCGGTCTTGAGTGGGCACGATCAAAGGCTAAGAACCCTGCAAAGGCAAAGGTCAACGACGAAGCTTGGCAAAAGGTTGCCGAGGGTAAATACAAAACACGATTTACTTGGGCACCCGACAAGATGCCTGTCATTGTTGACACAGAAGGCACGCCCGTCACTGACACTAACATCATGTTGATGTCCGGTAGCAAGGTAAAGATTGCCTTCTGGCAAAAGCCTTATGCACTGCCGAGTAACACTATCGGAACTAAGTTGGTCCTGGAAGCCATTCAGATTGTCAGCCTGGCATCTAATGCTGGTGTTGACATCGGTGACGGTGAAGAGATTGATGCCGCAGCCTTGTTTGGCAAGACCAAAGGCTTTAAACAAAGTGAACCCAACGTTATCTCTGATGTCGATAACGACACCGCCCTGGAGGATGACTTCTGATGATTGACTTTACTGTTGAAAAAGATGCAGCCACTGGGTTGTACAAAGGCACCTTGACTGTCAACCTTCCCGAACTGACTGCTACTCGATACAAAGCTGACCGCAACGATTTCAAATATGAGATGCGTCGTGCAATCAGCGAGATTGTAGAGGAGATTGTTGAAAAGGGGATTGATGACTGATGGCTTTCCGCTCCAAACTGGAGGAGAAAGTCGCTGACCTGTTGGTTGACCTTGACGTTAAGTACGAGTACGAGACTGTCAAGGTTGACTACACCATTGCCCACATTTACAAACCAGATTTCATCTTACCAAACGGTGTGCATCTGGAATGTAAGGGCTATTGGGACAGCAAAGACCGGCGCAAGGTCAAAGCAGTCAAGGAACAAAACCCTGACCTTGACCTTCGCATGGTCTTTCAAGCTCCTTACAACAAAATATCTAAAAAATCTAAAACTACGTATGCTCAGTACTGTGAACGTATAGGAATCCTGTGGTGTTCATTCACAAACATTCCAATTCAGTGGCTCATGTAGAAAGCGAATTTGAACGGCACATTGCCTGTCCAAGTTGTGGTTCTTCAGATGCCAACGCTCTTTACACCGATGGTCACACCTTTTGTCACAAATGTCACTACCGCACAAGCGGTGATGGCTCAACATCATTCCAAACTCACAAAATGTCCGATGTCCAACTTCAGGGTCAAGCTACCCGACTGGCTTCACGGAAGATTAGTGAAAAGACCGCAGAGCTGTTCAAAACCTACAAGGATGGACAGATTCTTAGGCACTATTACTATGATTTGGATGGAAGGGTTGTTGGGGCTAAGGTAAGGACAAAGGACAAAGACTTTCGCACTGAAGGCGAAGTCAAAACTTTGTATGGTATGCAAAACTTTCGTCACAAGACGACAAAGCAGACCACAAAGCTTGTCATTGTAGAAGGTGAAATGGACGCCATGAGCGTCTGGGAGTCACAACCAAAATGGGATGTGGTCTCCATACCGAACGGTGCAACTTCTGCAAAGAAAGCAATCCAGCATAACTATGAATGGGTTGCATATTACGACAAGGTTGTCCTTTTCTTTGACAACGATCAGGCGGGCCGTGACGGGGCCAAAGAAGCTGCCAGTGTCCTACCACCTGGGAAGGTCTTCATCGGCTTTCTAGAGGACTACAAGGATGCCTCAGAGGCTTTACAGGATGGCAACACTGAAGCTATCCGAGCTGTCTGTAATTACGATCATCAACAATACACACCAGACGGCATTGTCGATGCCAAAGACCTGCTAGAAGTTGTAACGACGCCATCTCCTCCTGCTGATCATGACTATCCCTTCAAAGGACTCCAACAGAAACTACACGGGATACGGTATGGCGAACTTACAACAATTACTGCTGGCTCTGGGATCGGAAAATCCAGTTTTTGCCGACAGTTATGTGCTGGACTTCTCAACAACGGCGAACGGGTTGGGTACTTGGCGCTTGAGGAAAGTAACAAACAGACTGCTCTCGGACTTATGTCAACAGCAGTCGGTAAATCCCTGCACATTGGAGAACACAGCAAAAAAGATCTGACAAAATACTTTGATCAGACACTTGCTAATTGGAATCTAAACCTGTTTGATGGGTTCGGAAGTTATGACCCGGACCTTATTTATAACCGCATTGAATACATGGCATCGGGCTTAGAAACCCGTGTTGTGTTTCTTGACCACCTAAGTATCCTTCTGTCTGGTTTGGACGGCGACGAACGACGGATGCTGGATATAACCATGACACGTCTCCGCAGTCTTGTGGAACGAACTGGCATTGCCATGTTCCTTGTGTCGCATCTACGACGTACAACTAATGACAAATCACACGAGGAAGGA